GTCTTCCAGGAAGGACCCGAAAATCAATGACCTGCGCGTCTATACGGCACGTATATACTTTTGGTCAGCATATGCCTATGCATATGGTCATGACACATGACCATGACATCCTTGTCATACCCACTTAGCCGATGCATCGTACATCCCTGACATCCTCAGCTCGGGGTCAGCGTCCTCCTGTTCGTCATCCTCCGCCCCCTCCTCCTCCTGTTCGCCTTCCGCCTCATACTCGAACCATGGCTGAACGGGCGACATGTCATATGAGGGCTCAGGCTCTGTCACGACGGGAGGATTCTCAAGACAGAACTCCTCAGGCTCACCGGGCACATGGTGGCTAATGCCTACCTGTCGCATGAACTCAGCCTCGACCAAATCCTTGAGCGCATCACCTGATCGTGTCGCAGGTGGATCAGGCTCAAGATGCACTTCGGCCAGTCGCTTGGCACTCCTCGCCATCGCCGTGTCATGCTCCATTCGCACAATCCTGAATAGCTCAGTCAGTTCTGCCATGACCGCAAACAGACGGCCTTCGTCATTGTCATGAGCCGCAGTAAGCAGGTCGACAGACAAAGCCTTGATTGAATCAATGCGTAACATCTGTTCGTCATTCATATGTCACCTTCCGTATTTCTTCGTGATGTAATGGTCTACCGACTTCCGAGCGAAGACCGGAGCCACCTTCTTGCCCCATGATTCCGCCACCTGATGGAATCTGAAGCGCTTTGCATACCTGGGAGTTGCATCTACGACCATCATTTTTAGAGCGTCGCCACTACGGGCAAGAAGCTTTTTCTTGTCCCAGATACCCGCTACTGTCCCGCCCGATTTTGTCCTGCGTACTGCCCAGACCCACTTACCAGAAGCGGACGGCCGGGAAACAGACTGAAGCATCTTGCGGGCCATTTTCCCTGTGATGTTCCCGGATACATTCAGCTTCATGGACCTAGACGGAACGAGAAATTGACCCCGCTCCATCAGACCCATACTTGTGAGTGCGGACGCCATACCTTTCTGATTTCGCGTTGCGGGCTCGCCTGGGATATGCGGGGATACCGCCCTCAGAACAGCCTTCCCCAGCTTCCCGAAGCTTTCGCTGAATCCGATGCTTCCCCATGGACTACCCGTTTCCGGGCGCTCCTTGATACGAACGCCCCGCTTGACGGCTGCAACGGGGTGATCGAACACGCGCGAAATCTCGGTAGACTCGCGCTTTATGGTGTCCTTCATGATGTCGCGTAGGGTATTGCGCACGGCTTTGGGCATATCCTTACGCTGAATCCCTTTCAGCATCTTCTCGAGCCCAGTTGTGTCTACTTTCACAGCCAACCCCGATCCCAACGACGTTGCGAAATGGCCAGCGCCCGCTTCTTGTCCTGGTAGGCCATTACGAGATCGGCGGCTATTGCGCCGACTGTCAGCACGAGCATGAATGCCGACAAGAATACGAACAGCAAAAACAGGTCATCGATTTTCATCGGCCAGTGCTCCCGAACCCGTTTTCGCCTCGGTCGGTTTTGTCGCTGAACTCGTACACCATCACGCCATCGTCCTGCCAGTATGGAGTGAACAGGATTTGTGCAACTCTGTCCCCTCGATGAAACTCAACGGCCTCGTTCGAGTCATTGACCAAAATGACGCCAATTTCACCTCGAAAATCGGCATCGATCACACCTGCCCTTGTGGTCAGCCCCAACATCGCCATACCTGAGCGATCACGGATCAGACCAACATGGCCGATCGGCGCCTGAACACACCATCCAGTCTTCGCCAGGAAAATCTCGCCAGGGAAGATTCGCGCGGAGGACCGCTGCATGTCCTCGGGTGGGACCCACATCAGATCGAATCCAGCTGACCAGCAAGTTGCATGCCTCGGCATCGCATATTTGTGATCCCACGCACGTTTCCATTTAATCGGGTTCATGTCAGGTGCACCCCGTTGTACAACTGGTGGATAAGCATGACGGACTTGGCGCGATGCTCGTCAATCGGCGCCTTTTCGCATCCAAGCCGCTCAATCGTCCTCGTGAACAACTGCCTCGTGCGCTCCACTGAAATCCGGTAAACGCGGCCAGCCTCTTTGTGACTATCCCCTTCAAGGATTCGGCGGGTAATATCCTTTTCCCGCTCAGTGATTGAATTCTTCATCGTTATGCCTCTGTTTGTCATCGTAGCTATACTTTATGCTATGAGTGCGATCACGTCAACCCCTTTCTTTGATGGCTACCAAATAGAGGCATAGACGACGCACTCAGGGGGCTCAATCGAGCTTTTCACGGCCGCCCGGTACTCAGGTAGCGCCCATAGCGCCCGATGGACCTCAGCGGGCTCCAGGAGGTCTCTCATCATGGCCTTGACCGCAATCCTGAGAATCCACTGGATCAGCTCGGCATCGGAACACGTCAAGGCATCCTCCCAGCATCCGAGGTCGTGATACATGAACGGAGCGCTCGCGCCAGTGCAATCTGGATGCTCGGTGAGGGCCATTGTCCCAGCAGTTTTGTCGCACGTGATATTGGCTGGAGTCCAGCAGATCATCGTGTGTCTTGTGTCATACATTGTAATACGCCTCTTCAATTGTCTAGTAGCGGCTACTTTTCTGTAGGGGGTGTTGTCGCTAGGGTGCTCCCCCGGATAAACAGGAAACGGGCCAAACACAATTCCAAATACCCCCAAAATGCCGCCTTCGAATCTTCTGTAGTCCACGGGGGAGTAGAGTTTGTCCTCTTTATCCTCTTTATCCTCTTTATCCTGTATGTCCTACATTACCCCCCCCCCTCCTTGGACAACACCCCCGGATAAACAGAATCCACATTGGCCAAACAGAATTCCCCGAGTTAGCTAACTATCTAGCCCACCCGATACGGTGGTGTAATCCTCCGAGATCACGCGCCCCTTGATCTTCGTGAACTTGATAGCATTCTTGGCGAATCCGATATGCTTGTCCCAGTGGTGCCGAGCGCATTCGGAAGAGCAGTACGAGTGCAGTACGCGAATGGTCTGCTTGGGGGCCGAGCCGTATGAATCATGACAAGCTTTCACGATCTGGCTCTGGTTCATGGCGTCGCCGCAGGACAGCACATCGAGGATTGCCTCAATGAAAGGCCGGTCCTTCGCGTACTGCTTGCTGCGCTTGGCTTCCTCGCCCACATCGATGTACCCCACCCGAGACACCCGCCTGTCTGCGGAAATGTGGAAAGTGATTGGCTCGAATGTACCGCGCACCTTGTCCGCCCGAGTCGACACCAGCATCGTCTTGTCGCCATCGTTCTTAGACGGTTCGAGATAGATCAACTCGTCAACGTCAGCACGCAGGTCACCCGTGCCTTCGTAGATCAGCTTGCCCTCAGCGTCCTTGTACTTGTTCGTGTGGGCCAGAGCGCATTGGGTTAGGCCCATGCCTGACAATCGGCGGAACGTCTTGTACAGGCCCCTAGAGTCGTCCTTGGAGATGACCGCTGTCATTTTCTTGAGGGTGTCGTAGATGAACACGCGCTTGTTCAGGTCGGCACCCGAGGCCGCAAGTATCTCCAGATCCTTGACGACATCCGTCATGGACAGGTTGCCCTCGGCGAGATCCGGGAAAATCATATGGAAACCGTGGTCCTTAGCCATTCCGTACATTGCCTTGGCATCGGCAGGATTCACGTCAGCGTTGACGTAGACAACGGTGTATCCGTCCCTAGCCATCTCGGCGGCAATTTGCAACAGAATTGTGGTCTTGCCACCATTTGGCGGTGCGCAGATGGCGGTCACGTGAGTGTCTATGAGCAAATTCTCGTATGCCCATTTGGGATCGCTGATTTTTTCCATTGCCTCCTCGGATACCTCATACTTTTTTGTCCACGAAAGCGGATCTGCTTTGATCTCTTCGACTGCAACCTGCGTATTCGAAAGCAATCCCAGGTGTTTGCGCAGCCAATCCAGATTCATGCTGTCGCCATGCGTGTGCTGACAGACGAAGCTGGCCTGGGAATATCCGCCGTGGTTCGCCTCCATGTAGACGGTGCCAGTGATGTCGTCGCCGGTGTGCTCGTGCCACAGTGGACAGGTGACACGGTGCCTGCCGTTGCCCATGTCTCGCTGATACAGACCGCTTTCTTTGAGTGCCAGGACGATCTCGTCATCCCGTGGCGAAGTCACTTGGCTCGGAGCCTGAGCAGTCTCCCCCCGAGCCAGTCCCCGTAATCGCTCAATGTATTGCCGCCCAATCTGCTTGGGTTCTTCCGAGCTGCCTATGCTGTGGCCGGTAATCGTCAGATACCTGCCCCCTGTATAGACCTCGATCCCGGCGCCTTTGAATGATCTGAGGCCCTCTGCACCACGTCCCATAAACCTGATGCCTGTCCCGCTCGGGCTGACCTCCCAGTAGGTATCGATGCTGTCAACGATAAGCTGTGCCTTCTCGGTGAGTTCGCCTGTTGCTGCGTCTCGGCAGTGGTCCAGGTCTCCACCTATGAAGTCATCCCTGTCCGTGATCACGAATCCGAGACCCGAGAAGAATTCCGGGGACTCTTCATATGCCGAGACCACATCGTGAAACTCGCTCCACGTTTTAGGGTCTGTGCTTGACGCTTTGCGCTTGTCGGGCTGGTATGGAATCTTGTTTTGCCCCCCGCCGGGTTTTGGTGTCGCCTTCCACATGACCCACTGCGGGACATGGGTCAAGCTGACCGGGACGTTGAGGATTTGCGGGGTAAGTCCTGCCCACCCGAAGTATTGATCACCATTGCCTATTGTGTTGTCTGGCATCACGCCTTCTCCCGCAGCTTAATCAGCTCGGCACGGAGGTAATCGCGTTCGCTTTTTGTGACGATGAATTGCACTCGTGTGTATCCCTGCTCTTTCTTTCTCTTCCACCATTTTTCCTGACTTTCTCTGTTGAATTTGCGCTTTTGATCGCTCATTTTCGTGCCTCGGTTTGATAGAACGGTCACTATATCCGTGTTAGTACTCATAACAGCAATCGTTTGTGCCTATCGACTTCAAGGGCCCGGTCCGGACATTGCCTATCGCGGGAATGTTGACTGTGGATGACATCTTGGGTATTATGTCGTCCTCAGTATGCTTTTAGGATAAGACGATGAAGTATGAATTTACGCGAAGAATGCGAAGAAAGGGCTGGACTGCTGACATGCTGGCCAGCAGATGGGGCATGACCAGGGGCGGCATTTCCAACATCGCCGCCGAGCCATCCCAGCGAGATAAAGACGCGGTCAGCTGGCTCCCGGATGTTCGTCATGACCCACCCGGACCGGACGGCATGACCTGGGCAGACGTGATCGATGGATGGGACGAATGAGACTGCGCGACTATCAGCAGGCATCGGTCGATGCAGCAATGGCGAGCCTGCGCCGCAGCTTGGCGCCTATCGTACTGGAACAGGCCACGGGTGCAGGGAAGTCACACGTGATAGCTGCCCTTGCTCACGAGCTGAACACGATCAGTGAAGGAAAATCTGTACTTGTCCTCGCCCCGAGCAAGGAATTGGTGGAGCAGGATGCTGAGAAATATTCTCGGCTCGGTCGCGACTTCTCCTACTACTCGGCGAGTGTAGGTGAAAAAAGCCTTGAGCACGAAATTGTATTCGGGTCACCCGTGAGCGTCCGGAATGGCATTGAAAGCCTCGCTCGCAAGCGGTGGGCAGCGGTCATCATCGACGAATGCCATGGCGTGACTCCGACGATAAAAGGGATTGTGGAGGCTCTCAGGGGCTCGAATCAGAATCTACGAGTCATTGGCCTGTCCGCGACACCATATCGCATGGGTACCGGCTACATCTACCGCCAGGATCAGAGCGGTGCCGTGATGGCGGAAGACCTCGCGACAGATCCGTATTTCGTGAAGTGCGCTCACAAGGTGGGCGCGCACGAGCTGGTCGCCGGCGGATACCTGACGCCGCCAGTCATTGGCGAGCCTGGGGCGGCATATGATGCATCCAAACTGGTGCTAAACAAGATGGGCAAATTCGACTCAAAAGAAGTTGAAAAAGCATTCAATGGCAAAGAGCGTTTGACCAACAGAATCATGGACGAAATCCAGACACTGGCGGCTGACAGGCATGGCGTCCTGGTCTTCGCGGCAACGGTTCGGCACGCTGAGGAATGTCTGCGATGCCTCCCCCCCGAGCAATCAGCGCTCATTACAGGCAAGACACCAAAAAAGGAACGTGCCGAGATACTGCGCCGATTTGCTGCGAAAGAGATCAAATTCATTGTCAACGTGTCCGTACTGACTACTGGATTCGACGCCCCGCACGTGGATCTGATTGCGATCCTGCGCAAGACCGAAAGCGTCGGTCTTCTCCAGCAGATTGTGGGGCGAGGCACCAGGGTCGATGAAGGAAAGGAGGAATTCCTTGTGATGGACTATGCGGGCAATATTGAGACCCACTGCCCAAAAGGCGACATTTTTGATCCAATGATCAAGGCACATCAATCGGTCCCCGGCGAAACAATCGAGATCCAGTGCCCCACATGCGAGTCCAACAATGTCGTGATGCTGAAAAAGGAATTTGCTGATGCTCGGTATGACGATGCCGGGTACTACCTAGCCGAGAACGGGAAGCGCCACTTCACGGAACTCGGGGACCCTATACCAGTCCACAGCTCGCGCCGATGCAGTCACGAAATTGCCGGGATCCGATGCTCTCAGGAATTCGTGTGGAAAACATGCCCGCAATGCCAGGTGCACAATGACCCCACCGCCCGGTACTGCAAGGGATGCAAGGTCGAACTGGTTGACCCGAACAAGAAGCTCTCCATGGGGAAGCGGCCGGGGAAGGTCACAGAGGAAGTGATAAGCATCAGTGTGGGCGGCAGGTTCATGACCAAGCAGGGATTCGTTGCCAGGTCCGTGAGCGTAGTGACCATCACACGGCGCTTCCGATCGGTGCTGTTTCAGTCTAGCGCCAGCAGACAGTCATGGATTCCCAAGAATTACAGATTCCACATCGATAACATAAGGTCAAAGCCGAAAACAATCACGTATGCTCGCAAGCCGGACGGGCGATACCGGATCTATGACTACAACAAAGAGGTAACTGCATGAAATTCCCAAGATCGATCCGAGTATTCGGTGACAAGGCTTTTCGAGGGGCATGCCCCAAAGAACTCGCGGAGCAGCGCACGGCCATTAAGGAGATACGGGAGCGGTGGCCAGACACTCTGGGGCGGCTCGTCGTGCATCCGCGCAATGAGGGCAAGCGAGACTACCGCCAGCATACCCGCGAGTACCTGGACGGGCTCACGGCCGGCGCAAGCGACATCGTCATCCCTGGGAGTCCTTCGCTGGTGATCGAGCTGAAGCGTAAGGACCATACGCAGTCCCGACTGAGCGACAAAGAGCTTGACTATCTACTCGCCGCCAAGAGTGCTGGGAGCTATGCAGTGATTGCCCTCGGGTGGGAAGCGGCCATTGAGGCTGTCGACGATCTTCTGTGTTATGAGGAATACGTTGAGGATGATGATACCCTCATGTAGAATGGTCTAGTTCGTTTCATGCCTCAACCCTCCCTCGCCGCACCCGCCAGTGCGGCTTTTTTTTGCCTTTTAGAAAATATCCAGAATAGGTGTTGACACGATAGCATGCATATCGTAAAGTATAGCCACGGTGACAAACCAACCGGATCAAACCCAAAACAGAGTCAGACATGAGCATAGAAAACACCATTTCGACGGACCTCAAGGCGGCAGTGGCAGACGCTGCAACCCCACCTGTCGGAGCATGGCGCGTAGAAACCGAAGGCGACGACATCTACTTGATCTGGGAATGCAAAGAGGCCGATTGGCCCGAAGATGCATACGGCGATGAGCCTTGGACCGTGTGGGGCGGCGATGAAATCATCAAGGCTTCTTTCATTGGCGAGCAGGATGATGCGCAGGATGATGCAGGAAGCAGCTCGGACGGCGGACTGATAACCCACTGGGCGTGCTGGTCACGCCCCTAGCAACCAACCGGCGCCGATATAGGCGCCTCCACAACAACCGAAGAGGCAATCATGAACATCTCCCAAATCCGAGACACGACCGAAATCCACGAACACGAGATCGAGGAGGCGAAAGACGCAGGTCTCCTGGTTCATACCGAGATCGAATACGAATTCGGCGGAAGGCAGGTCAAGCGACACTTCGCGGCCCATCCGCATTTCGTAATCAACTACGTCGAAAACGGCGGCCTCTGGAGCTGCATGAGCTAAAGGGGAATGTAAGGTGACAAATCTAAAACACCCCCTGAGCTATTTCGTCGGACTCGACGGCATGGGTCGCCCGGACCTCGCAGCAAAAGCGGCCGCAAGCGATGGTCGCCAAGTGATCGCCCTGCACTATGCCAAAAAGGCCGGCATGGCTCCTCAGCAGGCATTCTCCGAACACAAGAACAGGTGGATAAGATGAAGAAATCTCTCACGGAGCACATGATTGGCGAGTACTGCGTCGTGCGTACCGAAAGCGCGGGAGTCCACGCGGGATTCCTGAGCGGCCACGACAAGCAAGAGTGCATCCTGAGCGACACCCGTAGGATCTACTACTGGGATGGGGCAGCAAGCCTCAGTCAGCTTGCCAGGGATGGCGTAAATGCCCCGGAAAACTGCAAATTCTCAGTACCCCTGCCTGCGATCTTTCTTGCTGGGGTAATCGAGATAATCCCATGCACGGCCGGTGCCGAGAGGAACATCCGAGCCGTTCCTGAATGGAAAGCCAGCGGCAGTGGCGGATTCGGAAGCGGAAGCGGAAGCGGCGGCGGCAGTGCCAACGGCAGCGGGACCGGGGACGGTTACGGCAGCGGCGGCGGCTACTACGGGGCAGACGGTGAAGGCAAAGGCCACGGTGATGGTGGCGGAAATGAATAAATGCGCAATTGAACACGACCTTGCCGCCTATGACCAGCGGCAGTCATGCGCCGAGCAAGCCGAGGCAAAGTCAGCGTGGCTACTCGATCAGTTCTACAAAATGGATATCGACGACCTGATCTGGCAGCTTGAGCAATGCAACCAGGGCGGAACAGCTGTATCGCGCCAAAAGGTCAAGCAACTGGTCAACAAGATCGAGGAATCGCTCAAGGAAATTGCGGAGATCATGTCGTCATGAACATCACAGAGACTTTCCAAGCCAACGCCCTCGCGGAGGAGATAGAGGAATACGCACGCGAGATCAACCCGGTTGTCATGGAAGGCCAACGGGCAATCTATCTGATGGCCAAGGTCAGATGGGCGCTCAACGAACTCGGTTCAACCGTCAACATGCAGGTGAAGACCAAATGATCATTAAGCGATTTCAGCAAGGGTCGGACGAATGGATCGATGCGCGGGTTGGCCGGGTCACGATGTCCCACGCGAAGGAGTTATTGACCGGCGGGTCAGGTGTGACTCGCCACAATTACCTCCTCGATGTTTGCAGCGAGCGCTTGACGGGTCGCCAGGTTGAGCAGGTCAGTACATGGGACATGGAACGCGGAATACTGCTCGAGCCTTTCGCGCTCGAAGCCTATCAGATGCAGACCGGGAGCGAAATAGACACCATCGGGCTCGCCTACCTCGACGAAAGCGAAAAGATCAGCGCCAGTCCTGATGGACTGACCGGCTCGGGAGGCAATGGGGGCGTCGAGATCAAATGCCCACGACCTCGCAATCATATGCGCTACCTGGACAGTGCCACAGCCATGAAGCAATACATGGGGCAAGTGCAAGGCAACATGTGGATTTTCGGTGCTGAATATTGGGACTTCGTGTCATTCTGCCCCGAGTTTTCCGCGTGCCCTCTGCATATCCAGCGGATCGAGCGGGACGACGACATGATCGAGAAGATCAAAATGGCCGCCCTCGATGGGGTTGAGACGGTCGACGCCATGGAACACGCGATACGGCGCAACCCAAGGGCAGACTGGATGGACGCGATTTGTTCAGAGGCAATCGTGGCGGTGGATGCATATCTGAATGATGGTGAGGTGGAGCTATGAAAGAGCAAGATTTCGATTTTGGGGACACGATTGCCCCGAAGAGTGACCAGCTCAACGCCGACGATTTGATCACTGGCCAGGTCATTGTGAAGGTCACGGATGTCTCGCGTGGCACGCCTGACCAGCCCATCTCGATCCACATCGAAGGACGCCAGCCATACAAGCCCTGCCTGTCCATGCGCCGCGTAATCATTGCGGCATGGGGCAAAAACGGAAAGTCATGGATTGGCGAGCGGCTTGCACTCTACGCCGAACCGGAAGTTACCTGGGGAGGGGCCAAGGTCGGCGGGATCAGGATCAAAAGCATGTCGGGCATCGACAAACCGATCACGCTGATGCTGACCTACAAGCGGGGCAAACGCTCGCCTTTTACGGTGCAGCCCCTTCCGGACGAGCCCGTCTCATATCCCCAGGACCTGTTCGAAAAGAACATAAATTCATGGGCGGACATGGTCATTGCCGGGGAGCTTACGGTCGAGCAGATCACCGAGAAGGCCGGACAACGCGCGCCGCTGACAGACGCGCAAATCGAAACGTTGAACGAGATGACAAAATGAAATACGCACTGAAGAGGCAGCGCGAGATGCTGGCCGCCGAGAAGCTTGCCAGGGTACGTCGCGAGATCGATGCCATGAAGGCGATCGAGAAGACGGCGGATGAGCTGCGGCTCAAAGGCAAAATTGAGGAAAAGGTGACGAAATGAAAGAACTGATATCGATGGAACTCCAGGCAATCCAGCTGTTCCAGACTGGCGGGACAGAAGACCTGATCCACAAGATCGAGGTCGAAGCGAGAAGTGTCCTGCCTGATGTGACGACGCCAAAAGGACGAAAGGCGATAGCCAGCAATGCTGCCAAGGTCGCACGAAGCAAGACTTACCTTGACGGACTCGGAAAAGAACTGGTGTCCGGTCTCAAGGCTCAGGCGAAGGCCGTAGACGAAGAGCGGCGCAACATGCGGTGCAGACTCGACACGCTAAAGGCCGAAGTCCGCCAGCCGCTGACCGATTTTGAGAGCCGCGAGAAGGATCGCGTAGCCGGTCTTCAGACACGTGTTGCTGAATCGTTCGCAATCCACGATACGTCGACTCTGGAGACAATCGATGCGCAAATCGCGAGGATTACTGCGGTTCCTATCGATGGTACCTGGGAGGAGTTTAAGGCCACTGCCGAGCGGGCACAACATTCGGCCCTGACAAAACTGACAGCGGCGAGAAATGAGGAGCTGAAGCGGATCTCCGAAGCGGAGCAGCGCAAGGCAGCAGAGGAAAAGGCCCGCGAAGAGCGCGAGGAGCGGATCCGGGCAAAGGCCAAGGCCGATGCAAAGGCCGAAGCGGAGAGACAGGCAAAGGCCGAAGCGGAGACTGCGCGGCGCGCGGCAGATGCCAAAGCCGCAGCAGATAGAGTTAAGCAAGAGCGTAAAATCTTCGAAGCGCAAAAGAAGGCGAAGGACGCCGAAAAAGAAGCGGCTCGGGTAAAAGCTGAGGCACAGCAGAAGGTTCGGGACGCGCAGGAAAAGGCAAGGATTGCCGAGCAGGAATGGCTCGCGAAAGCGGCGAAGGAGAGGGCGAAGGAGGAAGCCGCCAAGAAGAACCGCGAAGTGCAGGCACGAGTGCACAACGAAATGGCGAAGGCAATCTCAGATGCCACTGGCGTTGATTGCGGTGTTGCCCGCAAAGTCGTCAAGGCCATTGCGAAAGGACATGTCCCGCACGTGCAGGTCAACTACTCCTAACCAGTACGGCCATGGACGGCCGCAAAGATAAGGTGACACTTATGGCAAAGAAAAACTTTATTGCAAGAAAAGAATATCCGCTGAGCAGATCGCGCAAGATCAAGATCGAGCGGGTTTATCAGGTCGGTCAAGAAATCTCTGGCGTTAAGGTCCTGGAAGTATTTCCAGAAGAACCAGAGCGCTTTTCGGAATACAGGATAAAAAATCTGTGTTGCGGATCAGAAGGGACTGTGCAGCACAAGACTCTTTATTATCGGTCCAGGAAAGGGGTTACGCTGTGCCGATCGTGCTCGCACAAACTCACCCTGCACAACCGATGGGGATACACCGCGCCACCTCCAAAACGAAAGGCTTTCGATAAGGCTCCTGCATGGCCCCCCCCGAGCAATAACATCCACCCGAGCGAAGGCCAGGACGCAACGCCTGCAGACTTCATGATCGACGTGGCAACCGAGCAATTACGGCTTTTGACGATTAGGGGGGAATAATGATCATCGCCACAAAACCTGCGGAGAAAAGGGCTCTCGCAAAAGCACTGGAGCTTCATGACCCCGAGACGATGGCGGCAATCAAGCTGCTGTCGGTCGCAATCGGTGGAACGAAATCAGTTCTCTATGAAAATGACTCGCCGGACAAACAGGACAAGATAGAGAGGGATTTCACGCTGTTCTAGGCCGCAACTCGCTCGGTGTCATACGGCGCCGAGCGGGAACAGAAGACCATCCCCGTAATTGTACGGTAGTCCGTCCGTAACAAACCAATCCCCAGGAGATCTCGCGTAGTACCCTGCCCCTGCGTAATAGCTAGCCCTCGAATCGACCGACACGCCAACCGGCGACATACCACCGACATAAAAAAACTGGCTCCAATCACCAATTGGAAGCGACTGTGATTGATTCGGCGACACCAAAACAGCCGTGTCGTTGATATCGTCAATTGGTATGATTGTCTCGGATGTCGGCGGGTTTTCTGATGTCGGACCCATGCCGCAGCCGGGGTCTCCCCCTGCCCAGTATCCGCCGCGGCTATCAAACCGCATCTTGAAGTTGTCGACAACAGATCCGTCCCACGTCCACTCGCCTCCAGTTGAAAGCGATTTTGCGACATTGGTCTCGGTAAAGTCCCAGGTGTAACTCTGTTCCGACCCGGTGACGCGGCTATGCGTGACGCTGTACACCGCCTCTGGATCATTCGTGATAATCAGTGGGCGTTCGAGCGAGAATAGATTCTGAGTGCGGATGTTTTCTGTCTCTAGCGCCCGGACCAGATCGTATGTAAACAGTCCATAAACGTTGTGTTTTTTCCGGTCGCAGGTTGGTTCTGCTTCGTACCATCCAGCTTTCCAACATCCCAGCGGGATTTCGCAGAACCATGTTGACGCCGCGTCGACCTCGTACCAGATCCCTTCAAGCTGGCCAAGCACCTTCGTCCCAATATTGCTGGTCGAAAATGTCTTGCTCTTCGTTGTGCCGCTGTCGAATGTGCCGCTTGCTGGGGTGACACCGGCAACATACGGCCCGCCATAAGTGAGCGTGCTCACGTCGACATAAGACTTTGACCCGCCCCCGCCCCCGCAAGTATAAATCGGCCCGTAGTCTCCAGTATTCGTGTCGTCTACCGACTCATAGACCATGTTGTACCGAGCCATTTCTTCCTTATCGTCGCTCCAGAAGCAATACAGGGGCACGTCCGCAATAGGTGTCGCCGGGTCGCCAATCATGTTTGGCGGATGATCAAGGAAATCGTACTGAGTTCCGTCGGCTGATGGATACCAGACTGGCCCTTGATTTGTCAGCATTGCCCAGTCAGTGGGACCCTCTTGGATCGCCGGGTTGACGCTAAGCACTCCATTATTTAGCGCAAATTCCAGGTGAGCGTGGATTGCGTGCCAGCGATATGTCCCGGTCGGTGACCCGACTGTAGTCACGCCATGCGTTACGATGCTGGCCTTTGTCACGTCCTCTAGAGGAGTGCCGAACCGCTGCCGAGTGTATGCCCATCCGTGAGCAATTTCATGAGCATTCTTCTCCCAGATAGGACCAAGTTCGGTCGGTCCTGCTATCTGCACGCCTGCCCCAACAGTCATCCCTCGCATTACCCATGAGTCATATAGGCGTCGCGTGTTGTCGTCCAGGGAGATAGATCCTCGGTGATGTGCGTTCAGCCATTCGAGTATTGACTGCGACTCGGGGGCAAGAAGCATCGGCCTGGCTATAACGTAACTGTCGTCAAGCGATGCGCGAATGAGCCAATACTGATATGTGTCGAGGGTCGCGTCCCAGAGACGGAACAGTCCATCTTCGCCTGGACGAAGCGGGTCGGCTGAACCGAACACAACGGCCGGGTCGAGGTTCCCACCAAGCACGACCTGAATTAATAGACGCAGCAGTCCAGTATAGGCGTTAGGCTGGAGCGATTTCGAGATAGGCCACATGTTGTCCCACTGGTCCTGATCCGTCCACACCTGGCTTTTGTACGGATATGCCAGCCAGTAGCTTGCGCTTGTCGTCCAGTACAGATCGCCCGACTGTGACTTGGCCAGTCCGCCAATCAGGTATTGGTTCGGAGGGGCACTTGGCGGTGCTGTGCCTGCGCTTGTCAGGTATGCCCTTGTCCAGTCGGTAGAGTAGACATCTACTGGGACAGACTGCGGAGGGGCCGTCTGCCACATCATCCCGTGCTCAAGGATCAGATCCGAGTCGATCAGAAGGTCAGGCCCACTAAATTGAATGCCGGTGCCGATGGTTGGCGGGAACCCGGATCTTGACTTGGGCGACCTGGCCGATTGATACGGCGGGTACAGCAGAGACTCGATGGCAGATTGCTGACCATTGGCCGCCCGCCGGCGAACCTCGGCGTTCGCCCATGCTTGAAGGTCTCGGCGAAAGCTCATGATTGATCCGGGAGCGGCTGGACTGTCATGCCGGTCGATATCAGCGGAAGAATTCCTGAACGGATAGGCGCCGGGTCACGCTTCAGCTTAAGGCGACGCTGCCGAGCATAGGCGATCCGGTTTAGCTCCCGCGAGATTTTGCTGTTGTTGCTCATGTAATTGAAAAAGTATCATCCGGAATTGCAACGTTGTATGTTGCAGCGGTAGTAGCCGCCAGCTCATTCACGGCTTCATCCTCGACGCCAACAGTACCCACCCGGAACTCGCCACCGGGATATATCTGGTCCTCGGTGGGGATATCAGGTGGCGTGAAGATCCCGCGCGAGTTGATAATCCAGCCGGTCCAGGTGTCGCCGTTCGGCGGGTAGTCAGGCGAGTCAAGTCTGTTGCCGACGTGATTATTCAGAATTGTATTTGTTGCCGGCGCTTGATGCTGCGGCGAAGTGTCCGGCCGCGCGGGTGGCGCAAGGGTATCTCCGGTGCCTCCAGCTCCACGGGTAATCGCCAGCGTGATCCGCATGGACGGAGTGTTGCGGTCCAGGTTGAACGCAAGAGACTGAACCTTGCCCTTTGCATTCAATGTCCCGCTTTGGAGCACGACACCACTCAGCTCGATGGTGCTCGCCAGTGTGATCGCCGGGTTGATATCAGCGACGAATGTCAAGGTGTTGCGGTGCCTCTCCCAGATTGTGGTCATGGCTGACTGCAAGGAGCACTGAATATCATTCGCCAGGGTAGCGGTGTCGTCCTGGTTCTCGAAGCGGTCACCGTTCGAATCAGCGGTCCATCCGGATTGATACCCAGCCGCGTCAGTGAATGAGTCGCCATCAACGGGTGTATCCCGGCCGGCCGCACGGGTGCGCGTGACTGTTCCATACCGAGCAATCGATGCTGACGACTGGACCGTAAGCGTATAGTCCTCCCCTATTGGCTGAGCAAAGTTCTTATATAGATCCAATGACGCGACGGTGACGATCATCGTTTCAAGGCTGTGCTCCTCGGACAGGTCATAGACGATCACGCCATTGTCGCAGCTCGCGAAATATGGATTCCCGTCATAGTCCTCCCGGAGCAACGCCCATCCAGTCCCGAGAACAGCGCTGCGGATCGGATCCACCAGAGGAAGCTCGAATGAATCCTGTCCGGCCGCCGTGTACCACTCGCACCAAGTCGTGTGTCCGGCTGGGTTGTTGAATGCGAACGAATAGGCGTAAGAGTGCAGCCGAGATAGCCATCTCGTGAAGCCATAGCCGTAAGATATCTCGACGCTATTGACCTGGTCGTCGGCCGCACGTTCGACATAAGCATTCGAAGGGATGCTGTGGATATTGTCGCCGGTCAAAACGAAATCGGGCGTTGCCTTGGCCGCCCAGTCAACCAGCTGCATGACTCCAGCCGCGTCGAAGTGGACCTCGGCTGGCACTGTTGACAGGCAATCCTGCGTGTACTTCCATCGGTCTTCGCTGTTTCCGAATACAGCATCTGAGTAGACCGAGTCAGTGATGAAGTCGAGGACTTCCTGGTCGGTCAACTGGCGAAAGTGTTCTTGTATTTCGTTGCTGCTCTGGATCTCGTAATTGCCTGTCGCGATGTCGTACGTTGACCGGGTCACCTTTCCAAGATGGACAGGTGTCAGCGCGCCGGCGCCGACCGAAATCAGCACTTCAACAGATTGTCCACGGAAGTCTTCGGCCACGGCCGGGCGAAATGTGAAGGACGCCAGCCCTGAGCCGCTTTCAGTAGCTTCGGTTGTCGGCGCGTTGATGATCATGGACGTAACGTCAACGGCGTTGAGCATGACCTGCAATGACCAAATCATGACAGCGTTTCCCGAAGCGTCAGGTTGAAGGTGTGCTGAGCGCTCGGCTGGTTGTAGGTCTCAACAGGCGTGAACGGGACGACCTTGACAATCAGCGGGGTGCCCTCGGGGTCAAGCGGGTCACGTAATTCTGCGGTCCAGTAGTCAGCCGATCGGTCAAGCGCTTCCAAGCCGGTTGCGGCCCTGCCCTGTGCCGAGAACTGCCACGTGCGGCGGCGGAACAGCTCCCATCGCCGAGCGCGGCCTGTGAGATATTCGATCTCGCCGTACCCCGTGTTTGTGTCGTCGCCTGTTATGGTGTGGTGCCTGGTCGCGCATGCCGGCACAACGACGGTCAGGACACCATCATCAATAGCTAATACTACTGGCGTTCTTGTGCTCATGTTTCATCGTGTCCAGATTGGTCTGCGGTTTGCTGCAGCACGTTTGTTTGTTCTGTCGCCATTATCGGCTGGACTGTCACCGTGAAGTTCTCGGCATTCAACGCGTCCTGTATAAGCTTCGGCATTTGCGCAAGCCCTTCAGGATCGACGATAGGCTTGAATGTAACACTCGGCACCGCATCTGAATCAGAGACACCACCACGCTCTTCGTAATACCTGACCCGGTAGTCCGAAGCACCAGCGGCGGACATGTCCTGTATGGCTAACTTCATACGGTCGCGAGCATCCTCGACAGCCTTTGCATTATCATCTTGAAGCGCCGAAATTAAATCGTGCTCGGCTTGCCAGTATGCACCCTCGGCTTTTACGGTCTCCCTTGTCGAACTGACGCGTTCAGCATTTGCCGTTGTGACCGCCCGTGTCCGCTCTGTTGATGTTTCCTTTACAGTAGCTGCGATCTCAGAGGCCGCCTGTTTTTCCATGAGACGCTCCCGTCGGGACTGCCCGATGATCGCCTCGCGCTTCCGCAGAAGCTTGTCGTATTCAAGAGTTATCGCCATGAGGTCTTTTGCCCTGCGTTGTTCATTCACACGCAGGGGCCATATTGCCGACCTGTTTACGACGTCCTGAATCTTTTCCTCCATGTCGATTATTTCCGCAGTGACCTTGTTCAACTCTGGGATGCGCGTCAATCCATCCTTCACGTAATCGATCCCGGTATTAAAAACCGAGATCATTGTCTGCCACCCAGACGTTGCGGATATCAGAAACGATTTGAATTTCGAATCCATCGTCTGGGTCAGCTCAGTCCATTGAGTCTCAAGCTCGGCCGCCTGCCTAATCCCATCCTCCTCCATGACTCGGCCAAGCTCCATCATCCTTTTTGTTGTTGCCGAAATGCTTCCGTCCATAGTGGCCAGCGTTTGCCCGAGCTTGACACCTTCGGTATCGAATGCCGCCATAGACACGCGGGCGCGCTCGCCTGCATTCTCTATCCCTTGAAGAGCCGCAGCGAATTCCTCCAGAACTGCCTCGGTCGTTTTGAAATTCCCCTGCGTGTCTGTCAGTTGGATGTTGTATTTCTCGAATTCCTTCGACAGTACGCCAGTGCCTTGTTGTGCTTCTGCAAGTCTTCTTGCGAATCGCTGCAGCGCAGTGTCGGTTGCCTGCGTAGACAGACCGAACTTCTCAGCCTCAAGACGAAGTGTCTGAACCTTCTCTACAGACTGACCGACGCGATCAGCAGCGTTGACCAGATTATCTGCCCACTGGGTTGTTTCTCTCAGTTGATTTGCAAGGCCAGCACCACCTACTATCGCGCCAAGCCCAAACAGGCCGCCAAACTTAGAGGAAATGCCAGACAGAGTTGCGCCAAGGGATGCGGCCGTTCCCTTTACCTTGGCAACGGCGCGGTCAAACTGCTCGGTAGCTGCGCCGAACGAAACAAGAATGTCTGGCTTTTTCATCTAGATCTCGACCTTGCCGTATCCGCTTTCCCCGGCATCCTTTTTCGCTTGGACCCAATTGGCCTCGAAGCGCAACGGGATCGGACGCGGATCCGTGTCTTCATTCGGCGCGAGAAGATCCATTGCCCCGGACTGAAGCACAGAGGTATTCCAAAGCGTGTAGCGTTGCCGGGTGCAATCACCCGCGCGGTTCTTCACGATCAGCACAAGCTCGTACTCATCGTTCTCTAGGCCGCCAATATCCACCCGCTGCTGGTCGGCATACGTGTAGGAGCAGAAGACCGGGCCAGTCATCGGCTGAAGGATTTTGATCACACCGCCGGCAAGATCGTACTCGGAATAGGCTACGTCTACGTCTACACCAACCGCGTTATCGGTGACTGTCAGTGCCGAGACTCCTTTCTCGGGGAGCACAAGATAATCGCCAGCAGCAAGCGCGCCTGCATGGGTCAACCCGCCGGCCGCACTCGCAACTGTCGCCTCGGGACCGGCCACGGCCAACGCGACATTCGACGCTGACCAGTCGCGGACCTCGCCCTCAATCGTCGGCTGCGACCCGATGCTGTCTCGGTAGGCCACTACGGGACCGCAGTCCTGGTTCGAATAGACCGGCTCGACCTCTTCACCGATGCTGTAGTTGGCGTTCCAGACTTCGACAAGCGGACGATACGGGCCAGGCACGCCAGCAGTCAGCTTGGAAATCATTATGAGGCCTCGGGGGACCATGAATTGTGCGGGGATCATTTGGCTCTCCTATCTGTCAAGTATGACGAAAAAGTTTATGGTGACTGTCGGCTCGGTGTACTTTGATCCGGGGTCCCGCGCGTCGCCGAGAGACGCGGAAACATTCAGCGAGCAGATGGGACCCGGAGGAAAATTGTCGGGGGCAAAGACCTTGATCACGTTCTCGATCATATCCAAGCTTGTCTCGACCGGTGATGCTCCGACATTGGTGGCTGTCCGCACGGCCCACTCGGTAGTGACACTTGCGCGCATCCGGTCGCCGTAGTCCTCGACCTCTATGGCAAGCGTGCTTTGGTTCAATGCGCATGACGGCGACGCCGGATCTACGCCGGGCTCTTCCTGGTCGACGAAAACAGTAAGACCTGGGATTGTCCGCATCATGTCCGCCACTTGGTCGAGGCTGTCTTTGATTACGCTCATACCTCAAATACCTCAAAGTAGGTAGGGCTCGCGGTGCCCTTGGCAACGATCACGGACAGCCCATTTGCCAGTGTCCCCCTGAGCACGTAAGGACCAGACCAGTTTGCAGTTGATCCGGTCCCGTTCGACAGCGCGAGGTAGACCGAACTTCCGGCCGCATCGTCGGTGACCGTGTCAAGATCGAAGGTGGTTACTGCGGCGCCTGACGTCATGGACAGCATGCCCGCGCCCGTCTGCAGATCGAGTAGGAACGCGCTAACGTCCTGCCCTGCCCCGTTCGTGTAGGCGATGCGCAGCTCGGTTGTTACGTCCGACTTCAGTGCATCGGTTGTGAACTCGCCGGGCAGAACTGCCTCAAGCGCACGCCCCGAGTAAAGCCAAGATCCCAGATCCGTTTCTGTCGGGACTCCTGTCGACCTGGCCACCATTCGAATGTTGGTATTCGTCTGGATGACTTGCGACAGCAAAGACTGATTCGAATACAGCGCAGAACTCCCCGCTGTAACCAGATGAGAGAACCATGCTGCAGGCCCCGTCCAGACTCCGGGCACTGCTGCATCCTCAAGCTGGAATCCGATGTCGACGGTTGCCGCTGCTTGTCCGCTGTTTTCTATAACGAGCGAGTAGCGCGCCGAGTCGCCGATGGCGAAGGCTTGCGTTGTCGGAAAATCCGGAGCAATGCCCAGGGCGGTTACAACCCATGTCGCACCATCCGAGACGATTGGGACATCGGTCGCGTCAGTTGCCTTCACGGTGTATGCAGGGGGCACGGGAGGAACCGCAGTGATTGTGGCATAGTCGCCCTCGACCGCAGAGATAACCAGCGTGCCGCCTACCTCGGATCCGGGGAAGAACATCCGGATTTGCGGAGCAGCAATCATAACGGACTGCCCTGCGACTACCAGGTCCCTGTCCAGGTCGGACTCTTCAGATGGCGACGGAGCGGACGAACCGACTATCCCGAAAGCAGGACCAGAAGACAGCGCGAAATTTGTCAGCGACCCTATCTGACCCTCAACCGGGTCAGTCGCTCGAATAGCGTAACTGTTCATGTCCATGTCCCGCATCATCGCCCGCGCGGGGTTTACGATAGAGTACTGACCGACCGCCGTGGCATATGCCCATAGCGGCGCGTCTGGTGTCGCGTCTGGCACCCAGTACCATCGCCCGGTGACCAGACCATCGGCGGCCGCCAGGTCAAGGAAATCAGCGAGCAATATGGTCAGCGGAAACCTATCGTCGGAACCAGTGGGAACTTCGTCCGGACCATCGCCGAAATTCTTGTTGTACGCCGTCCGAGTGATGAACTGCTGAGACATATCAGACCTTTGCGAACACCAGCTTTCGGCCGCCCGGATTGTCCGGGTCTGGCAGTACCTTGACGCCAGGGACGAAGGCCATAGCTTCGGAGATGACGGAGATCCCCTGGTTGTCGCGCTGCAGGATCGAATCCTTCACTATGCAACCGGCTGGGGTCTGCATGGCGCGAGTAACTTTCGCCCACTTCTCCGCGTCGCTATAGACCATTCCAAGCAGCTCGAACATGTCGCCATTGCCGATCACAACGGCGTCTGGAGTGTCCTGAATCAGTTCAGCGACATCGGCATAGGTTAGTGGTGATTGCATTCGATCTCTCTATTGTTGGGCGCCTGCCGCTTGATCCGGGATGCTCTCCAAACACAGACTAAATGAATGGTCCCACGGCAGGCATTGAAAGGGCGCCCGCTTACCGCACTGCGATGTACGGGCGCAGTGCAGCGCCTCTGGGTGACACAGTGACTGAAGCGGGCATTGAACTAAACCTCCACGATGCGCACGGTTGTCCCGCGCGGGACGGTTACGGTGATCTCATTTTCCGGAGCAGGCACTTCTTCGTCCTCGCCTATTTCAATTCGGATGGCAACATCGTCTCTAATTACGTCGTTGAGTTCGTACCAGGTTTCGTCCATGAAGGTGACCGCAGATACGTCCCACTTCCCACTTTGCTTCACACCGTGGATGCTCTGGATTTCGCAGTGAGATGCAAGATGCTGCTTGTCTGGCGTGATGGAATATCCGCTGCATAGGAACGCGCACAAAGCAATTGCCGTCTCCCACTGCGACTCAGTGATTGGATACTTGCCAAACGTTCCGCCCTCCTTCGAACCAGCCATAGCGCAGAACGCGACGCCGATGTTCTTCGTATTGAACTGCGATGTGTGCGCGGCATAACTAGACTTGGTGCTGTCCTGGTCGGCAACGCTGTATTTTCCCTCCCAGACGACGCCATCACCATCTATCAGAAAATGGTAATGCTCGGCATCCAGACTCGAAGGGGTGTAGCTTCCACCCGTCCAGTGCAGAGTGATCCGCTGCGGGTTGCCGTTGAAGTCGAACTGATCGTAGCTAAACTTGTTCATTCTGAGATATCCCGATAGTCGAGGATGAAGATCAGGATGGCCCCGGCCACCTGCTTTTGAATCATGAAGATCGTTGCTGGTACATCAACAACATCTGCTTGCTGTCGCCGGATAAAGTCGATGTAGTACCGCAGCGGATCAAGGTCTTCATCCACGAAGACTTCGGACTCGGCAATATACCGAGCGCCACTCGCTGACGCAGGCTCCATTGCTGCAAAGTCAGCGATACGGTACTTGGTGCCGAGTCCTTGGATAGTGGCGGAATAGGTCATGCCGGCCAAGCTCATTCCATCCTTGTACTCGGTCAGCATTCCCTCAGCAGTGGCTCCCGCGTAATTGTCCAGCGTCCGACAGACGACGCCCGGCGGCAGATCCAAGCCTTCCACTGCGACCGGCTCAAGGTCGCTATCAAGGGCGATCTCTATGGGTGGGAGTTCTTCTGATACGCACTCGGTAACGATCCCGCGCACTAGGTCTCTTATGACTACATCATCCTGCCCTACTGAGGATGCCTCCATCGGATAGGCCATAACATTGTTCGCCGCGAGAATCATTGCGGCAGACAGACATGCGGTGATAAGGGCCATCGTTGTTGCTCGGCAGAAAAAGGTTTTCATCAGATCCTCTCCCGCGTGAAGTATCCGCCAATGAAATCGCCAACTACCGCAATGGCGGCGACGATAGCGCCGGCCGCTTCTACAGAGAGGGGCTCGTCGATTCCCGCCATATTCCAGATTACGATCAGCAGGGTAGCCATCGCGCCGGATGCGCCACCAACAACAGCGCCGCCCATGACCTTGCGCGTCGGACGCTTGTCAGGCTGGTCTACCAGGATTTCTCCAGCGATGCTGGTATATTTTTCGAATACTGAGGATTTCAAATGTGTCACCATTGGGTTAGCTTCCTGCTATGAATTAGCCGCCAGCATCATGCTGGAAGCGCGTTGACTCTTTAGCCCTAGCTCGGTCTAAGTTAACAACTTCATCGGAACCGCGCCGAGTCAGCATGTTGGCAAGCGTCTCGGCTCGTTCCGAATAAACACGAATCTCTTCTGTCGGTATTACCTGAATTGCCTGCAACACCTGAATGTTCATCTCTGCCACACGATGCCGAACATTGACTTCCATGTCTTTAATCTCTGATTCGAGTTTTGCTTCAAGCTTGTCGAACCGCTTGGTATGCCGAGCTTCCAGTGCGTCTTGCTGTTTTCTGATAGAGGCGTATATAACGCCAACCATGCCGGCGGTCATACCAAATACTATCAGCGCTATTGTGTCAGGAGTCATTTGTGCGTCACCACTCGTCGTGCTACCGGGGACTGCGATAGTTCATCCAGTCTATCACGGTTTGAATTGACAGTTTGCTTGTACCGTAATGCCTCAATCACATGGTATTCGAGATTGTCTTTCAGTTCTTCTACTGCGACCTGGCACATATCGGTCCGTTCTTTCTGTGCCGAGAATTCAACAAACAGCGCGACAGCAACAAACAACGCGGCAAACGTAAGCAAGGCGTTTCCGATATTAAACATTTTGTCTATCACCTTCATTTGTTATTCGGATATCTTGTCGATTGCCGCTTCAGGAATATCCTTGAAATTCCATTGGCATGTAACGCCGCCCCACACCTGGCAAACGATGTCCAGCCAGTTCCCCCATACGTGATAGACCGACTTTGGTGCTGACACTTCTGCGCATACTCCGGGGCATTCCGTACTATCCGAAATGCCAGTTATAGATGACGTTGCTACCTTTTTGCTGTGCTTGCCCTTGTCGATTGGCTCGCATGTCACTTTGGAGCAAGCGCTAACGAATACCGGACCTTTTGCATATGCCAGTTCATCCACGCAAGATGTAATTACCAGCTCGGCGAACAGGATTACCCCGAGCGCTCTCCAAGGATGTTCTATTGCCATGCCCATACGACATCACCAACTACTGCTTGCACGAAGGGGTTTATCTCGATGTAGTCAGCGCCACCAGCCCAGACTCCAGTGAATGTTGTCTCGGCTGTATCGCCTAACCTTATTGCCTGGCCGGGGATCAAAGCAGCTGCGACTGCTGCATCGGATATCCGGTATACCGTCCCTGCCTGAGCGATTATGGTGGCGCCGGTGTCTACCCACTGGCCGACTGGTGGCGGCTCGTACCCTTGGTCAAATTCCCAGAACAGATAACGGATACCATCAGATCCAATCGGCAGAGTTTGGTGGCCTTCCTGTGCCGACCCTAGAAGCATGGCTATGTGCCAATCTTTCTGATCATCTGGCCTATCTCCATCCCATGAGTCTGTATACCAAACATAGATCGGATTACCAAGGTCATCGGTCTGCCATTCGCTCATCCCCAGCTGTAGTGCGCCAGTAGTCCATAGGTACTGGGTACACTCAGGGTCACTGTAGACTCCAATAGCGCGTGCTGAAGGGTCACGGGTTTCTGCCTTCCCAATAAGCTCGCATCGGAAGCCCCACCCCGTGGATGATGGAGTTGCGGGCGTGCTGAAATACTTATGACGCGCCTCGGCGTCGAACGGGATATCAGGCCCAGGGTAAAGCCTCGCGGGCTCGTAGGTCGCATCAGGATCGCCCAGGACCCTAACAGGTGTGCCTGCCCACCCGTGATACCCGAGCGGACCCGTTGCCTGTCCGGCGTCATTCCCAAGCGGCCGGATCTGGAGATAAAGGTCTTCGTCGGTCGGAGCGACGGGCAGGCCAGTGAACGGGTCTGTAGCGGCAATCAGCGAGTCGCCTGGCAGGGTCGGGTTAGCCGAATGCGTAATATTGAGAACGATATCAGTGCCGAGCATTTGCACCCGAACCAATGCGCGGTATTGGCTCGAAACATATGCCGATGGGGTTGAAGTCAGTATTATGTATTCGTTCATGCGGCCATCCAAGCGTCGACTATCGTCTCGTCTTTCTCATTATAGCGTGCCAGTGCACCGAAATACCCGACCACGCCTGAATTGCGGAACAGGTCAAGCGCACCTTGCAACAGCGTACCATCATATGGACCATCTGCGTGCCATACCCCATCGATGTTTAGCTTCATTGTGCCTGATCCATAGACAACTCCTATCTTATGCGAAGTTGTATCCGCTGATAGAGACTGAGAATTAACACCATCACTCAGTATGATGCTATTACCCGAGTGAGTCAGGAACCCGTCAAGAATATTTGCGACACCAGTAGCATCTGCCTCGACTAACCAAGTCCCCTGCGCATCGTCTTGATTTGCAGCATCAAAGCTTAGATCGCACGCGTCACGCGTCACGGTGGCAGCAGCATCACAATATATCGGCGGCAAATCAATTGCCTCTTCTAACGATGTATCCTCCCATACGCATATCGCATCTATAATATTGAACCCCGTAGCAGCTGCAGACGCCGCATCACCCAAAGCCAATGCTCTTGCAGGGAAAAAATAGCCAGTAAAGCCTCCAGACCCAGAATGCTCTATTACGACTTTCCACCATTCATTATCGTCCAATACTTCTGCACGCAAAAAAGACCCTTGGATTTCCCATACCCAATTGCCAGTTGACACGTCTATTTGAATAACCGATGTTGGCACTGATACTTGAAGCCCAAATATTCCAGTACCTGACTTATGCAACCAGAACACAATGCAATGAGATACCCCAGCCGAAACACCATACCCATGCCGCACGTATTGGATACTTGCATCTGACATGTCCGCTAGATACGACGCGGCATTAGCCTTGCCATCAATACCTATCTGATCGTGTGTGATTGTAACGCCGCCAGTAGGAAGCCAATTTGCTGCTGTAAGGTCCCTACTCTCAGGCATGTGGTTTGTCATTTGTGGGCAATGAAGAAGTCTTGGCTGGTTGTCAGGATCGGTTACCGTGACAACTCGACTGCCGACCTCTCCGCTTACTGCGCCACCTTCATACGCAGGTTCACCGCCCGCGAATGAATTATAGACACGGTTTGCATCAGGCGATTCAATCTGATAAACGCGAGCCTCTGCAAGCAGACCAACGCCAGTCTCAACGCCAGTCATTACTCCATCAATTGGCACATTTCCAACAAAGGCAGGGTTTCCCGGAAAGATAGATCCGCCGCACTTTGCCAAGTTTCCAAAGATCTTGGATAATCCAAGGATCTCGCAGAACTCGGTCGACAGCGCATCACTGTTTACCATCGCGTGCTGAAGTGCTGTCTTGAAAATCATGCGGACCTCAATACGATATGCCACATAGAGCCGACTGGCTCCCAGGTGTCGACAGTGTAAGAGTCGCCATCGACATCAAGCGCGTCGCCCTGCTGAGGTTCGTCGGGGTATTCTGCCCAGTCAATGTTCGCTCGGTCGCGTAGTTCGTATGCCCCGAAGTCATCTACCACCTGAGATCGATAGGTCATGACCGGGGTAACTGGTACGGGATCGGTATTGCCAGGAAGGATAGGGGTGTACGTCCCTGTTGAGCCGAACTCGGCGGCCATAATAGCTGCGGACTCGTCAAGTTCGGCGCGGCTCATCTTATGTCGCCCCTTATGTCGCCCCGTTGTCGTTGTCGGACACCAGAATGACCTCGGCTTTCGCGTCGCCCGATGTGAGCGCCTCGGCCATAATGCCCAGAGCATCGCCCACTAGAGCAGTCACAACGCCAGCAGCGAAATTGACTTTAGTTCCGGCAGCGATGGTTTCGGCCGCCGCCGGTAGCGAAAATCGCCCGGCACGGTAACATACGCCAGAAGCAGTGTTCGCAATGTCGACAGCAGCGACCACGACGGTATCACCCGCCTTGAAAGCCTGACCTGACACGACATCAGACCCGGTTGCATTGACGGCAACGATTCGTGTGCCGTCATCGATAGGACCAGTATTAGACATAATTTCCTCGATAGATAAATTGGGTTATCGCCGTCCTTGGCGGTTGATTCTGCTGTTACGCACCAGGATTCATCACAGCGCCACGCCACCCGACGGCACCAACTCCGTGGGGGTATTCCACTTTCCATTTCAGGCCGGAACTGTTGAAATCCTCTTCCATCACCACGGTCGGCTCGCGCTGCCCGTTCAGGAACACGACCTCAATGATGGGGGCGATATCCGGATTGGCGAACATGAACCAGGGAACACGCTCAGCCATCACTGACGTTGCGATATTCGTGAACGTGCCTGCCATCGGGTTTGCGTTCGGGAACAGACCATCGAAAGGAAGGCCAGTAGCCAGCGCGGTGCCGGGAGCCTGGGTGATATCAGTCGTCGAAGAGTTGATAACTTTCAACACTGACTGACGCCAGCGGTGAGCAACGGCAGCGTATGGCATCAGATCCAGATACTGCACGGTCGGACTCGGATCGTCCTTGGCGGCCGGCGCGGTCTGCTCGGCCATCAACGCACCCATCTGGTCCACGGAATCGATGGTAGGGTCGCCGATCGGGGCATTGGTGTCGTCCACCAAGTTACCGTGTGCAGCCGAGAACAGGGCATTTCCATCGGCCATCGTGGGATTTGCGGCCAGCAGCGCCCAGACCTTACGCTCGACGGTGCGCTGACCAGCCATACCGATACCGCGCGCGCGGCTGTCGATGTAGTTGAGATCGTCGTTGATCAGCACATTCGCGGTAATGCCGATGATGTTGCCGATAAGCTTCGCGCTGACACTCTCGGCCTCGCCATCAGGAATGGGCTTCGAGCGGTAATCGCCCCCTTCGTCCTGCTCTTCCAGATCGGACAACAGGCCGGGGGTGATCCGCTTCCACTCGCGAAGATCGCCTACACTGCCGATCTTGCAAAACTGCGGATAGGTGGCAGGGGCAGACTCGAAGCCAGCAAGCACCAGCTTGTGTAACGTATTTTCGAGGATTATAGGGAAATCCGATGTGGTCTGAAGATTCAGAACGCGGGACGCAAGGTCACGGTTCGCCATTCCGTAGGGGTTGTGCCCGGCTTTGACGAGGCAATCCCTGGCCAGATCCATCAGGGTATGACCGCGCCACGGATTCTGGTAGTCAACCTTTTCGCGTCCCATGCGAGACATGGTTGCCATGACCATACCATCGCGCACTTTGTCGCTGGAATCGGCGCCAGCATGTACCCTGGGAATGTCCATCTCACGCATGAGGGGCGAACCGGCATGCGACGACTGGTGACCGGCGGACACCTGGACCGGCTTGTATCCATCCTTGAAAGCACCGGTGATACGACGAAGGGCCTCGGTCTCGCTGCAATTGATATCGCCGAGACAGTCATTCATCAGCGCCAGCATGGGGTCGCCGCGGTCGGTCTCATCGCCGAACGAGAAGTTTCCGTTCTGATCGTAGAACTGCGCGCGGACGGCTTTCTGCCGAGCATGCTCGGCGCGGATGCCTTTCTGCTGGCCGCTTTCGGTGGCGGCTTTGTGCTGCGCCATGAAGGTGGGAACCACAGTCTCCTTGGTCGGAGCAGCGGTAGCGGGAGTGACGGACAGCGCCTGGCCGCCGTCAGCGACGTTTTCGATAGTCATAGTTTCCTCGGGGTTAACGGCTGGCGCCGTGGTTGAAAATCTTTCGGGAGGACGATAGCACGCAGCTATATCCATTGATTGGGCTGTGATTGAATCGATCAGACCGAGACGCAGCGCCTCGGGGGCGGGAAACAAATGGTCTTTCCCATCCTTTAGCCAAGCGTCTACCGTCTCTCGGGAGGGGCCATCTTTGCGCGCATATGCTGACGCAATCGCATCCGCATATGAGTCCAGAGTATCGGCGGTTTCCCTGAACTGCGCAGAATTGCCTCGCGCAAGCCTTGGATCTTCAGCCCAAGGCGCATGGACCATCATCATTCCATTTGCCGCCATCGAAGTGACCGGGGCATTCGAGGCAATCGCCGACGCAATGGAATATGCTGATACATTTATGTCCGCAGACAAGCCGGCATCGTGCCGGTTCATAGCCGATAGGATTTTCATCCCACCCGTCACGGACCCGCCAAAGCTGTCTATGACAAGGCGCAGTTCTTTGCCGCTGTTATTCTTGATCCCTGCAACGATATCATCGCAATCAACAGACTCGGGGGCGTCCCACATACCGATATCGCCATATATTTCGATCTCGGCGGTCTTACCTAGAGCCTTTACTTTTACTGTCATGCTGCTTCTTCCTCGGGATCACTGGCGGGAACTGCGGGCTCTTCCGGTTTCGGGCGAACTGCGGGTGCCGGCTCTTCCGGCATTGCATCGTCTGCGTCCCGCTCGGCATCCACCTGGGAAGGCACGCGGCCAAGCTTGCGGATGATACCGGGGCGACTATCCCAGCCCTTGTCCTGATCTTTCTCGTAAGCGTCTCGGTCCTTCACCGGATCGATTACAGGCATTTGAGGGCCATCGATGCGGACGTTCATGATTGTTTTCTTATCGGCACGCTTTAAAGCTCTGGCCGGTAACAACCCCTTCCTGATCATTGACTCAAGGGGCTGTTCATACATCGCCGCACGAGCGAAATCAGATATGAATTTTGACCGATCCATTTCGGTCTTTCGAAATGTGTCAACTACTTCCAGCCTTTGCGCGGCATAGGACGAATCAAATACCTGCATGATCTGGCTGAAACCGACGCGGCAGCAAGCGGCAACGTGACGAACATCCTCGCGTACGAACTCGACCGCGTTCTGGTTCGGATGCTGCGGGTCATGAAAATTTACAGTCTCGCCGGGGGCAAGGCCGTCAATCATCTGTAGGCGTTCGAACATCCACGATCGCGAGGGCTCGATGGTTTCGCCGGTTTCTGAATCTGTCGGAAACGGCTCCATGTCGATCGCACGATTGACCGACATAAAAAGGTCAGCGCTAGCCCTGGCCGCAAGCCTATGGGACTGTTGGAATTCGCCAATATCAGCGATGCGAAAAATCACTCGTGCGAACAGGGTAACGCCTCGGGTCTGGACCGGCCGGGACGTGCGCTTCAAATGCCACATATCCTTTGCAGGCACGCGGATAGTGTTTTTCCATCCGGCCATGCCAACACCGTATTCATTCGGGTTGACGTGATATGCGACCGGCATACCCCAGGCATCCTTCTGTACGGATTGAATGATGGTAGCGCCTTCGTACAGGCCAGTCCCGTCAAGCGGAAGCCAATCGTTTTCCAGGATCTGGACCCGATAGTCTAGATTGGAGTCGCCCCGGTTCATCATGACTCGGCGCACGAACGCCTCTCCGTCAACGTCCCATGTCTGCCAGACCATTCGCTCAAGCTCTTGCCGGGTATACTCGCCGGTAACGTCGACGTTTTTGCTCCACTGCTCGTGCTCGTGACGGATCGCGTCATTCAGCTCGGGAATCAGTTTGCCGGCTTTGTCCTTCACCAAGGGCTCATAGGTGAGTCCGGAGCATAGGCCATTTGTGAGACGTGCATCGATCACAGCGCCAGCAATACTGGAATTGTCTGCGAGCTGTCTGGCCCATCGGCGAAGCGTCGGACCGGATACCGACGATTCGACATCGGCCGGCTGACTTTGCGGCGGAGGCATATGGTATGGACTTGGACGCCCGGCCTCATACCTCGCTGTGATTTTTTCTGGTGCGCCCATTTACCACCCTCGGAAAGCGGGGTTGTAGATCCCTCGGCGCACTTGCGAGCGAAAGCCGCCTTGCTGTTGCTTCAGAAGGTAGTCACGCTGCTTGGTCAACGCATCAAAATCGTACTCGTGCATCCTTCCATCCTGATCTACTGTTTTTGTTCGACCAGTAGACAGGATGGCATTGATACGTGCAATTTCTGCGGAGTAATCTGCCATTGGCAACTATTCGGTTATTCCTAATAGTTGCCAATTCTATACGGCTGCATGGCAAATGTCACAGCATAATTCAAAACCGTATTGTGCGTGGAGACCTCGCAGGGGTGCGAGACTGTGCGACTGGCGTTCGGTTTGGTGCAGGGGCAACCTTCTTCGGTGCAATCTCGCGCGACACGTCCGGATTTGCTAAAAGGAATGCCGCCATCGCCATCTTCCGGCAATCGAGCGCTTCATTGCGCTTTTGCAGAAGGATCCACTCACGGCTTGCCCGACCGTGGACGTACCGGGTAACAAGCTTCTCGGCGGTCAACTGCTGGAAATAGTCCTCGCCATACGTGTCTGGAAAATGACAGAACCCCGGACCAGGCTTTGTGACCTTCAACCGCTTCATCACTGTCAGCTTTGCCTCGAAATCGCCAAGCAACTCTGGGCGGTACTTGGTCAGTTTCTGCCGGCGCAATCGCTTGCGTCGATTGTGCTCCATCTCAATAAAAGGCTTGCCTTCACCTGAGACACCTTTGAAACCGAACGCATGGCGATTACCAAGACGCTTCAGAAATGTCTCGACTCGCTTCGACATAAAGCCGTGATCGATCCCGATAGCCGACAACCTCATTGGCACACCAGACTCATGCAACCATGAATCTTCTAGATACGGCAGTAGTTGCTCCATCCAGTCTTCATCCTGCGATAGATCGCCCGGAATGATCTCGTAAGCAATCGACCATGACTCTTCCCCATCTGCGCCCCAGCCTACGATTTCCAGCTCCCAGCGATTGCCCTGCCCATCTAATCCAGCCGTGAGACAGCGAACGGCCTGCGGTACCTCGGCGGCATACTCCTCCCGGCGGTTGTACAGATCCTGGTACCTGAGTTCTTCGCCGGGCTCCACCCATGCCTGCCCCAGGACAGTATTGACGAATGTCTTATGGGTCTCAGGGTTGGCCCTGTCTCGAATGAATCTGGCCGCAAGCTTCGGCGGGGATGTGTTCGGGGAAACCACGTATCCAGCCCACGTGGAAAACCCTACCCTACCCTCGAACCCTGGGAGAAACTTGTATCGCCGGTCGATGTATTCCCAATGCTCCCCACGCCAGAAACACTCGCGCATCATTGAGTCATGGTGCTCCTGCTCGATAGCGCACCCGCAACTGGGGCAGACATACGTTGCGGTAGCCGGCTTTCCCTTCTGCCAGGACACCCAACTGATCGGTATCTGCTCGCCCCTGAGGATGATTTCGTGATTGGGCTCGTGGAACTGGCGAACATGCTCACCGCCACAGTGCGGGCAAACCAGGAATGGATATCCAACACTGGACTCTTCGAACAGTTTAACGATCAGCGAGATGTCCTTCTCGGTCGGGGTGCTGCCATTTGCGATAAGGCTGTTCCAATGGTCCTGTACTCGGCTCGCAATCAGTCCCATGACGTTTCCATCAACGCCAGTTGTTGCAGGGTAGCCGTCTATCTCATCGCACATTGCGACACGCGCGGTATATCGCCGGAATCCATCAGGACTATTGGACGCGCGCAATCTCAATGGACCGCCAGGGTATACTTTTAAGTCGATTGTGTTACCGCTAGACCCTTGCTTGGCAGAAGACACGAGCTTGGCCAGAACCGGGTTTGCATCGATTGTGGTCTGTACCTGCTCTTTGCTCCACTCCTCGGCATCCTTGTTTCGCGGCTGAACCATCAGTATCGGACTGGGGTCATGCTTTATATAGTAGGCCATGGCCATCATAAGGATGGACGACCACCCGAACCGACTGGACTTGAGCAGGTTGATCTCCTCAATGTCGGGCTCGGAGAACGCATCGAGCACTGCCCGTTGCGGCTCCCTGGTCTCCCACTTGACGCTTCGACCGGAAGCCGTTATCAGGTAGCACTCTTCATCAGCGAACTGGCTCGCCGTCATCTCCTTCGGGGGCTCGAGCACTCCCATCAATTCGGTCCAGTGCCGATTCAACCGCGTCCGGTAGCCTTGCTGTAGACAGTCTTTTAAGAAGATTTCTGTTTCCGTCGAGAATTGCATTGATCACGCCTTTATCAAGATTCGGGAATTTGCCCGCAATTTCCGCATGCTGTCCCAGAAGGCCAGCACGGATTATTGTAAAGCTCGACTGAATGACCTCGGCGGCTAGGTCGAACGGCATCAGCTCGCCGCGCTCCTCGGCGTATCGGTCTCGCTCACGGTTGCCCTTGTACCAGGTCAGACGGTCGGCCGGACTCATCTCCTCTGGGTCAGCTGACTGGGGCTCCACGGTCCCAGTGAACCGCCACTTGGCGACCTCGAGCAGGTCGAACAGCCACGGCTTGCCAACTCCGCCCCCCTTCTTGACTACCGGGCAATTTCTTCGAATCCACATATCCAGAGTTGGGGGCGATATGCCGAACCATGAACAAACCTCAGATTTGTTCGCTTGCCTCGCCAAGGGGATCTCCCCAGGGGGTGCCTTTCTCCCACTGCCTGTCGCAGCCATCACTACACTCCTATATATCCAATTGGATTTGCGCCTGCGCCGCATCTATCCGGTCGCAAGCGACATCGAAGTACCGCCTATCTATTTCAATCCCGATAAACCGGCGGCCAGTCTGCATTGCTGCAACTCCAGTTGTACCGCTCCCCATGTATGGGTCAAGCACAAGACCATCGTCAGGAACCTTTGCCATTTTCATGCACCATTCCATTAAGCCAACTGGTTTTTGTGTTGGGTGATCCCTTGCAGCGCCCATAAGACTAGTGTCATCCCTAAAATAAACGCCAATCCCGCCTTTCATCCATGCAATCTCTGCATCGCTCATGAACATACTGTGGGTGATGCGCTTCGCCCAAATCAACGTTGTTCCTACTGGTAAACGTTGAGCGAAATGATTGCTCCCGAATAGCACAACGCGAGGATATGACAGCCAAGGAGAAGGATCGAACGGCTTATCGTCCCCGTGAATTTTGCCCCATTTCTTCCCTCCGCGCTTATTCCCGCCGCGCGTAAAGCGTCTTGTGTCAGTGTTGCAATTCATCCCATAAGGCGGGTCACTGATCACGGCATCGGCCTCAAGTTCCACAAGCAACTCTTGGCAGTCGCCGTACCAGAGATCCGCGCGGCCTATCGTTACCTTTTCCATGCATGCCCCCATTTTGTAAACTGGACTGGTCGGTCCAGTTTGTATCGCCGTGATAGACATGAGAGCTGGCC